CCTGGGTTGACCTTTGCACCGGTCTCTTGATCGATGTAGTCATAGTTCATGTAAGGATTCAATCCACGGCGGTTAGCGCGAACGATCTCGTCACCCATGCCAGGATCAACCTCAGTATTAGGGCGAACCTTGCGGTACTTTCCGTCTGTTGCGCCTTCATTGAGGCCCTCATTTAGTGAGCGTGATTCGTTAGTTGCCATTGTTTTTATCCTTTTCTTTTTTACTTAAACCGAGAAGACGGTTCATAGTTAGGGTCCTGTAGTGCAGAAGCTGCTTCGTATGAGATGCCAACTGGAATACCCTTCTTATTCTCCTTAGATTTTCTTTTTTCTACATGACTCGGTTGTAGTCCAGCAAAACTTTCATGTGTTTTCATTTTTTGTGATGCTCTCGCACCGGCCCGTTCGTGCTCCCCCAAAATACCGTTTACAAGTGATGCTGTATTTCCTGTAGCAGAAACAGCCTCACCAATAGCATCCATAGCAGCTTGATGTCCAGCAATACCTTGCTCTGTAGCACGAGATGAGACTACCTTCTTGCGATTACGAATAGGTCTTGTAGCCATTATTTGCTCAACTCTTTTTCTTTTGCTACAGCCAGAGCTCCACCGGGATACTTTGGCTTTGGTTTTCTAGCAGGAACTTTAGACCCACCACCCATATCCGGATCGTTAGGTTTCTCGTAACCATTAGGTTTAGGACGTTTAGTGTACGCCTCATTATCTGGGGATTTTGGTTTACGAGGAACTTTTGGTCCACCTTCCATATCCGGATCGTGAGGTTTCTCGTAAACATTAGGTTTACGATGTTTAGTGTACACCTCATTATCTGGGGATTTTGGTTTAGGGCGAATACTTGGAGGTTTAGGGCCAATACTTGGAGAATGTGGGTTTTCTTCATGACGCTTAATTTCAATGTGGTGTTGTTCTGAAGGATTCCAGGCTTTACCTTTGAACACATCAGCAACACGTTTGTTGTCCATTTCACGGCGATACTTATATTGCTCCATTACTTTGCCTTTTTCTTAGGTGCGACAGATGCTTTGGCTTTTGCTTCTTCTTTTAGCTTCTGTTCACGAGTCTTAACTTTATTAGGAACTACTTTAACAGACTTAGACTTTTTACTCATTGCATTGACAAGTGGCGCAGCAATGTGATCATGAGGAGAGCCTTTTGGATATCCGGTTGGCTTAGGCTTTGGCTTAGGCGCAGGCTTAGGCTTGTCGTGTGGACTGCCTTGTGGATAGCCGGAACTTTTCATGTTCCCCATTTTCCCCTACTTCCTATGTAATGTCAGCGTAATTACCGAGGCTTTGACATGGCAGATTTAAGATTCTTACCGTAGCCCTTGTTGCGGCAATTAGAGCATTCCCCAGTTGGGCCGCTAAATGCGGAAGCTACCGGGTCCATAAGGTTGCCGCAGGAGGGGCATAGCCTAGAACCATCGTAGAGGGTTGTTGTATAAACCTCTTCCATTACCAGAATCCTTGTCCCTGGGCGTTGCGTTGAGTACCCTCAGCACCAGCTGTACCGTAAGTATCTACACGCTCTGGGTTTGGTTGGAACTCTTCATTTACATTAATAATGTCATTAATCCCCAGAGCTCGAGTGCGATAGCCAAAACGAGGGGGCATCATCTGAATCTGTTTTAGGTTAGGTCGAACAACCTCTTGCAAACGATCTCCCGGCATAGTTACCGAGTTCAATGCACGAGAGATTAAAGAATCTTGAATAGAGTTAAAGGGACCAAGATAGTCATATCTAATCTCTGGCTCATCTGAGTCTCCAACTATAGGACGACCTTTAGAATGATCATAAACTCCATCAGCTGAGTTCACTTAGTGCCCTCATCAAAGTTAGCTATACGGGAAGCTATACCCTCAATGTGTGTACGGGAAAAACGTGTGTGCCCACCAAAAGTCTTAACTCCTTGGATGTGACCTTTTTTGTGCCAGTTACGAACAGTTTTTGGGTCAACCATAAGTCTAGCAGCAACTTCGTGGGAGGACATAAATGGTTTCTGAGGTCTTTTATTTTCTGCCATGTTAATTCCAATGTGGTCGTAGATGAGTGAACTGACGGGAAACTGTTGGGTTAAATTCTCCCGGTACATTAGCCGAGACGTTAGCTTTACCATCATTAACAAGGTGTGGAGCTGGGGCTAACTTCATCTTAGGAGCGTTTCTATTGACCATCATAGAAATGCCTCCATCAATATAATCCACAGAGTAAAGACTTTGCTTTAAACGACGATCAGGTTTTAATCCTTCAGGCCAAAAATACTGAGCCTGGTCAATCCTTTCGCCCTTGTGAACTCCACGTTGATATCCTCTTTGGTTCTGGCGATTCTTTAATGAATCAAGAACTGTATCAGTCCCGTTACCGCGATCATCGCGACGTGAGCGAATTGTTCCTAAGTAACCATCCGGATATTCCGCTTGGGGTACACGGCCAACACCAAGGCGTAGGAAGTCCATCTCGCTACGTGGAACAATCGGGGTACCTCCACCACCTGTGGTGGTGTAGGCCCCGACGTATCCATTAGCGCCTAAGTACTGCCAGTTTTGGTGTGACTGAGGCATTAATTTAAACCTTTACTTAACTGTAGACTCTAGCTTGTTTGCTAGGCTCTTTGGGTTGATCTGTGCGACAACAGGTCCAATTACGCCAACAAGAGCTGCCCATGCAACCTTCTTAACGTCGTGGTTTCCGCCCTGATAAATAGCTACAGCAGATGCTGCTGTTGCGTATAGGTAGTGCTCAATTAGTGCGACGATCTTTTGCTTGCTCATATTGTATTCCTTTTCACTTAGTTTGTTCTACGTTATTAACGTAGGGTGTCATTATATGCGATTCTGGGGCCACATTTGGCTTAGAAGAGGATGTACTTGTTGCGGCAGAGCTGGCTAAAGCTGCCGTAGCAGCCAAACCAAGGTGCTTTGGGTCAGTAAGAAACCCTGAACTAGCCCATGCGGTTATCCCAGACATCAAGGATGATCCTACGCCTAGTGGGGACTTGAAGTCAAATTTAATCATGTTTTATGTCCAATTTGTTCATTATTTGCTTTAGGTGGCGGCGCATTTCCTCAATATGGTTATGCGTCTCCTGGTCTAACTTTAGGTCTTTTACAATAATACGCCTATCTTCCTCTCCTGAACGGTTAGTTGCGTTCAGAATAAGGCCAGATAATAGGATGGACTCTAGGGAAACAATGAGCGTAAGCAGACCATAAGGGAACGGTTCTACGGGTACGATAACCCACATTCCCCACCAGCTAATATGAAATACAAAGAACCATGGTGAACCAAAGGATACGGCGGCCCAGTCAGATACTTTTTGAAATAACTTCACTAACTCCCCGCCTTAGCTGTCATAGAGGTATAGGTCCATACATCAATACCCTTACCAACTGAATTCTTCAGTCCGGGGTATTTCTTTTGGTATACCGGTATGAGAGCTATTTCTTCGGCGGTTAGTACATTGGATACAAGATTTGCTGGAAGTAATCCGGCATTAGCTAATGCTCTGGCAACGATCAACTCCGCAGTTCCCTTTGCGCCAAGCTTAAAAGCAGCTGAACCTGGAAAAGGTGGTGCAACAATTACAGTCGTTTTAGCAGGCGGGGTGGTGCTGTGAGTATTTGAAACAAGAGCAGCCGTACCACCACCAAGAGCAGTAATACCGGCGGTACCAACAGCAAGAGGCTTACTAGTGGCAAGAGACTTTGCTGGGGTAACGGCTGAGGGGTACTTAGGGCGAACAATACCCATAACACCAAGGTAAGGACGATGGCGACGAAAAACGCCGATGCCATTTGCTTGGCTACCTGTTGCGTGGTCCGGAGAAGTGTTGCCTTCAATGGTAGTAATGCCATCTGCGCTAGCTCCTTCAATGATTCCTACATGTTCTGCAACCCCGTTGCCAGAAAAATTAAAGAAAACAATGTCCCCTGGCTGAGCTTTGTACTTATCTACAATCTGACCATTCTTTTGAAACCAAGTTAATCCTGCAGGGCAATATGAAAAACCTTTAGGTGTTTGAGCCGCTACTAGGGCGGATAGATTTGCCTGACTAAATACCCAGCTTACAAACATAGCGCAATAAGGCTCATGGTTGGTGCCGTACCAAGCACCAAAGGGGGTGTCGTTATTATCTCCCTCTAAAAATCCCACTTGCTGGGTAGCAATGTTTACTATATCTAATCCGCTGCTCACTGGTATATCAACCTTTCAGCTAAATCTCCTGGTGTTACTAAATTTACTGGCTTTTCGCTAAGCTTTACTTCTGCCTTTACATAGCACTCTGTTACTAACTCAGAGCAGATATACCCCATGCCTTGAGCTAGCTTATTCCATAGCTTCTGCGGTGGTAAGCGAAGACCCACAATTCTCAAAAAAATAACAAATATGTCAAAGAATCCGTAGGGTTTACCCACCAAAGAAAGAGCGTGTTCTGTGATCTTTTCTCTTTGGGAATCAGTAATTTCTTCATGCTGATTCCAGGCTATAACATTATATTTATTGGTAGGGCTTAGGGCAACGCCTCTAGGGTTAGCCTCAACTATTACTGTGGGGTCAATACAAATGACCGCATGATTCCAACGACTGGTAGTACCGATTCGTATTAGCCGGCCAACAAAGCCGCTAGTCTTTACTACCCCGTAGTCTCCTGGCCTTGGGGTGTATGCCATTTAGTCCAACGCCTCCTCGATATGCTGCTCAAAGCGACCCTCTAGCTTTGCTATAGAGATCTTTACTGAGGTCATATCTTTGCTTAATTCCTGTACTAGAGGAAGGATTTGAAGCTTTACGGTATCGTTTAAAGAAGATCCATGGTTTGGTTTTAACTCTGAAAGGTAGTGTTTAACAAGATATCTCACTCCGACGCCGATAGCGCCCAAAATTGCGCAACTTCCTGCGATTGTCTGAATCCATACAGCTGCGGACATTGGCACTCCCTAGTAAATAAGCCGGTGTATGCATATTGTGCATGACACCGGCTTAAATGTAAGGCTAAAAATTACTCAACTCGAGCAGTAATTTCCTGTCCGCGGTACATAGTTTTGCCCTGGTGTATGTGCACCTGGTCGAAATGAAAACTATCATCATCGCCGTCTTTGTAAAAGATTACGCTGACTCCTTGTTGCCAGTTTTCAAAATAAGTAAGCGATTGTCCCGAGACGTCCAAACCACTTTTGACACTTGGAACTGCCCCATCCGTGCGACAGAGACATCCAGGTGAAAAAGCGACGCTCTTAATTGCTTTATCACGATCAAATATCGTTTTGGACTGCTGCTCCATCCGATGTGTATGGCCAAATAACGTGGAAATGTGCGGATTCGAATTAGTATACTGAGCCGCGGTTGAGCCGCTACTGTTAGCCCTATCACCGTGCATAGCACGTAAGCGCTTATTAATCCAATGAGCTGCTGCTGGATACCCATCTATAAATTCAACCCCTAATTCATCGCAACGCAGTAAATACTGAAGGCTCATAACTGGCCAACTATCTGGAATATTCGCCACACGAATTCCATAAGCCGCCGCAGCATTACGTGTCATAAATGCTTGTAAACGTTTATCATGATTTCCTTCTAAAAGAATAATACGAGCATCTTTACCCGCTTCTGCACGTTGCTGTGCAAGAAAGAGGTGTCCACGATCCACAGCCATCTGCGCAGTATGCGCAAAAGAAGCTTCCTGTTCGTATTTGCCGTACATGGGAAGATCTAAAAAGTCACCAAGATTAATTACTTGAGCTAACGGATGGCCGTGATCTAAAGCGACAATTTGAAGAGCAACGTCCATTGCTGCTTCATCATGGAAAGGCTCAATTGTTCCATCTTCAAATTTACGATAACCAATTTGAGGATCAGGTAGTGCAACCGCTACTTTCCAGTCGCTACTAATTAATGAGGGAGCTTGACGCTCACGGGGGGTTACAACAGTTGGGGCCGCGGGTTGTACCGGTATCCAATCTGGAACCACATTCGGTTCTTTACCTTCTTCTTCTTTAAAGGCTTGTAGTGCTTCTTTAACTGCGTAATAGTTTTCTTCTAACGACATCCGCATTTTCCATTTCTATGCTCGTTCAAAGACGAGAGGCCAAAGGTACAACCAGCATCTTTATATAGGTCAAAAAGTCGTCGTGTGGAGAATTCGGTATCAGCAATTGAAGTGTCAAATACACTTCTATCATTGTCAGATAAAGATTCGCGCCACTGGCCGACGACACAGAGATTGTTTTTAAATGAGTTTAGATCTTTTGCTTTTTCGTATAATTCGGAAAGCATTAATCCTCCTGATAGTGGGCCTAGTACTAGGCCCCCGAAGGGGCCTAGTCCGAAGCATACACTACTTTAGTAGGAAGTGCTCATTCCTTCACCAAAGCTATCGGTGCTGCGTTTGATAGCGGGATTCATTACACGACCATTAGCCTGAGTCTTGCCTGCGGCAGGTTCTGTGCTAACTTGATATGTTGCTTTAATTGTGTGAGCAGCTCCGTGAGCATCTGGCTTAACGGTGCCTTTCTTTCCTTTTGCTTCAAGAGAAGGATCGCCAGCTGCGGTATTCTTCTTGGGCATAAGTTTTCCCGATTTAGGGGAAGCTGAGGGTGAAGAAAACTTTGCTCCTTCTTTACCCATTGTTTGACGTGCCATAATAGTTACTTCCTTAAGGTTGAGTTGAGATCTCTAGACAAGGATACTTTAGATGCCAAAGATTGTAAAGACAATCGCTGAAATCTGGCCATCCCTGGACTCTACTGTTGTAAATCCGGGTATACAAGCAAGCCTCATACCTCGTGGAGCGACATATCCGCTTGCAATAGCAATAGCTTTGACCGCTTGGTTTACTGCGGACGCCCCAACTGCACGTACTTTAACCTGGGGAGCCTCATAAAGGGCGTGAGCTATAGCTGAGCCCACTGATTGGGCATTTGATCCCGCGCCAACGCGCAGGAATTTTTCTTCTTCTGTCAATTTGTAGTCCTTTGGGTTCGATTTATAGAGTTGCCCTCAGGACTAAGTATTACGGTTTTTCCCTGTATTTAGGGTCTAAAAGCTTTTCTAAGATATCCTTTTCATAGGCTAGATTGCCCATACCGGCCGCGATCCGTGCAAGTGCGTAGGAGTCCGCTGCGTCATCATTTGGGAACTCTACGCTCCACTTTTTAAAGGTGTGCAGAAGTACTTGATTCTTTTCTACCCTACCTTTACCCGTAATAAATTTTTTAAGCATAGGTGGAGCCACAATAAGGGGGTATTTAGCGTCACTATCATAAAACCAGGCTCTGCATTCCATTTTAACCATGCCACCTAGCTCACCAAGCATGTTAGCCATTTGAGAACCAAAGGCGTAGCCTTCCATAGCGGCGTCTTGAATGTTAAAGGTTTTTTCAAAAACCTCTTCGCCTAGCCACAGGGCTATATCTCTAAGGCGTTCTACGCCACTGCCTACAGATTTATAGACTTGGGTTTGGAATTTTCCATCGGTATTTATTACTGTAATTCCAAAGCCGCCATAGGACTGATCAATTCCTATATACTTTTTAGACGAATCTTCTAAGTTTAACCCGCCATCAAACTTCTTGACTTTACCATTATATGTGGTCATGTCGTAAACTTGCGCTGACGAGATCGCATACCGCCATCTGAGGTACGGCGAGTAAGCTCACGAGAAACAACTGCAGCATCTCGCTCTACGTTTTCCATGCGAGCCTCAATAAGTTTACGAAAGGCGTACTTGACATCTAGTTCTTTACCAAGCTTTTGAATCTCTGGCATAGCGGCGATGGTGGATTTAACAAAGGTTACAGTTGTCCCCTTTGCTCCAGTCCAGTTAGCAAGCATTGCCGAGGCTTCTGCCGCATCTAATGCGCGTTGTGCTTCTCGCTCATCGATAACAGCTACGGCAAACAAACCGGCGGCATGATCATTCCACTGTGTAAACTGAACAAATAGATCCATAAGAGCAGGATCATCTAACTCTGTAATATCTCTAGGAAGACTAGGAATTTCATAATTAGGTTTGCGTGTAAGACCAAAGCCGCTAGTAGAGAGCGCGGCAATAGCATCCTCACTAAGTGAAGTCTTATTTGCTGTCATTAACATCTTCCCCCCTAAATGGTTTGCAACGGGTACATCCTAACACAGAGTCGATAGTACATGCTGGAGGGCGGTCGTTGTCAACTGCCCACACAACGTCAAGGGCTGCTTCAAAGTATGGCTTAGAAAACTCAGGGTCATAGGTGACTGTAAACTCCTTGTAGTCTTGATTAGACTTGAGCTCATACATAAACACAATCTCTTTAGGTGCATTGGGTAGGTCGCCATTCTCAACCATAATGTGGCAAAGGTGTAGGTAGATCTGCCCCTGAAGCTGGTGAGTTCTAAAAGGCTGACGAATGTTCTTCCAAGCAGTATCTAGGTCATTGCTGCCCCCAAACAAACCAGGAGCCTCTATACGGATAGTTCCAGCACCGATAGTCTTAATCTCAATTAAAAAGTCTTCCCCAATATCTTTTACCCAACCGTCAGCGTGGCCAGACATACGGTGCTTAGGGCTGAATAGAGGCACCTCTTGGTACTCAAGGTCACGTGAGGAAATACCACGTACATCCTTAGCCGTTGCCCAGGTGTAGTCATTAAGCTTGTAATTATGCCACTTGCCATATAAAACACCCATTTCACGCAAGTAACCTTGCCACTTAGCGTGTGCTCCGTGTCCGGTGTCAAAGATAGATTGAAGACGCAAGGTGGGCCGCTCTCGGGTCTCTACGTAATTTCCTTTAAGAGCATGATAGGCCGCGAGAGCGCACCACTCAGGCTTAATGATATCAGAAGGATGTAGAACGGTTTGATTACGTTCTTCAAAA